AACTTTGAGTATGAAACTATAAGAATACCTTATACACCAAAGCAAAGACACTACACCCCGGACTTTTATATTCCTGAGACAGGTATATACATAGAAGCAAAAGGTCAGCTTACGAGAGAAGACAGAACGAAAATGATTTTAGTAAAACAACAAAACCCTGACTATGATATTCGTTTTGTGTTTGCTAACTACAAAAACAAATTATATAAGGGCAGTAAGACAACGTATGCCGATTGGTGTGGTAAACACGGATTTGATTGGGCAGATAAGTCAGTGCCTAGAGAGTGGTTGAAAAATGGTTAAAGATTCCTCAGATATAGAAAAACACACACTGTTGCCTGACAGATATTATGTTATACTTACAAAAGTAAATCAGGAAGAATTTACCTTGACAGCATATGATACAACAGGTAAATTTGATGACAAGAATCCGTGCTCTGCTGCAGTTGCACAGGAAGGAATATTAGAATTGTTTGATGTTGATTTTAAAACTATACTTGAAGCTGGGATAGCTCGCATAGAGTATCGTAAGTCTATAGATGAAGATGAAAGATTTTCTGAAGAATTAAAAGATAAGGCTATAAAAACTTTGGACAATGTTGTAAAATTAGATTTTGGAAAAAAACAATGACAGATATGGTTAACCAACCACCACATTATAATAACTCAAACATCGAATGCATTGATGTAATTAGTGCAGCAACAGGTGATGGGTATGAATTTTATCTTCAAGGAGTCATATTAAAGTACCTTTGGAGATATCGTTACAAGAATAAGCCTATTGAGGACTTGAAAAAGGCTCAATGGTACTTAGATCGTCTTGTTAAAGAAATGAAACGCAAGGGAGAGGTAGAATGATTTTTAAGGTACAATCACACATGGACATGTATTTTCACCCCTCTAGTGGCGTTCCTATGAAGAAAAATTTTTAGTAAAGGAGAAAAAATGAGAGAATTATTAGTTAAAGCACAAATATCGTATTTAACCGGGGTAATCAACAAACACATAGCTAATGTTGAAGTATTGTTAAATAGAGCAACAGGAATAGGTGAACCTGAACACCAAGATATACAGAATGTTATTGAGATTGAGTTGGGTAGAATTGCTGACTACCACGATAAACTTGAAATGTTGCAAAAGTTTTTTGTCAAGCCAGCAGAACCTGAAAAGGAGACTAAGAAAAATGACAAATAATCTTCCGACTCCTTATCAAGATTTTATACACAAGTCTCGCTATGCTCGTTGGGATGAGAAAAAAGGCAGAAGAGAAACTTGGGAAGAAACAGTGGACAGGTATTTGGATTACATGTCAAACCACGTAAAAAATAAATTTAATTTTAATATGAATGATTATGGGAACTTACATAGTATACTACGTGCACACATACTTGAATTAAAAACTATGCCATCAATGAGAGCAATGATGACGGCAGGAGATGCCCTGTCCAAAGACAACGTGTGTGGATACAACTGTAGTTACATACCTGTTGATAGTCCTCGTGCATTTGATGAGTGTATGTACATACTTATGTGTGGCACAGGTGTAGGGTTTTCAGTTGAACGAGAGAATGTAAATAAGCTTCCATCCGTTAACGAGCATTTTGAAGACAGCACAACTGTTATTAGAGTTGCTGATTCAAGAGCAGGATGGGCAAGGGCATTAAGAGAATTAATAGCTATGTTATATGTTGGGCAAGTTCCTGTACTTGATGTAGAGGACGTTAGACCATCAGGGGCAAAGTTAAAGACTATGGGGGGTAGAGCAAGTGGTCCTGCTCCTTTAGTAGATCTTTATCGTTTTGCTATACAGCTATTTAAAAAGGCAAAAGGTCGCAAACTTTATCCTATCGAGTGTCACGACCTAATGTGCAAGATTGGTGAGGTGGTGGTTGTCGGTGGGGTCAGACGATCAGCCCTCATCAGTCTTTCTAATTTAAGTGATGATCAAATGCGACACGCAAAGTCTGGGGATTGGTGGAAGACCGAAACACAACGAGCTTTGTCGAATAACAGCATAGCTTATGAGAACAAGCCAGAGATGGAAACATATATGAGAGAATGGCTTGCACTGTATGAGTCTAAGTCTGGTGAACGTGGCATGTTTAATCGTGAAGCATCGGACAAACAAGTTGCAAAGAACGGACGTAGAGAGACAGGGCATAAATGGGGAACTAATCCGTGTTCGGAAATAATTCTTCGACCCTATCAGTTTTGCAACCTATCGGAAGTCGTTGTGCGTAGTGATGATACTTTGGAAACGTTAAATAAAAAGGTGCGTGTTGCAACTATACTTGGCACGTTTCAATCAACGCTAACAGACTTTAAATACTTGAGGAAAATATGGAAGGACAATACAGAAGAAGAACGATTATTGGGCGTATCCTTAACAGGTATTATGGATCACAACGTTCTATCAAAAACAGCCGACTCAGAACGGTGGTTAAAAAACATGAAACAAACGGCAGTCGAGACAAACCAAGAGTATGCGGCACTTTTGGGCATCCCTCGGAGTGCAGCCATAACTTGTGTCAAACCTTCAGGTACTGTATCGCAACTTGTTGATGCATCTAGTGGTATCCATGCTAGGCATAGCCAATACTATATCCGTACAGTCCGTGCTGATAATAATGATCCACTAACAAAGTTTTTACAATCACAAAACATATTCTGTGAACCAGACATTACAAAGCCTAACTACACATCGGTATTTTCATTTCCTGTAAAAGCCCCGGACGATGCGATTACACGAAAAGATGTGTCGGCTATTGAACAGTTGGAGTTGTGGAAAATATATGCTCAACATTGGTGTGAACACAAACCATCTATAACGGTAACGGTAAAAGAAAATGAATGGATGGTTGTAGGAGCATGGGTATATGATAACTTTGATATTGTGTCAGGAATATCCTTTTTACCCTATGATGATCATGTGTATCAACAAGCTCCCTACCAAGATTGTACAAGGGAAGAGTATGATGCAACGTTGGAGACTATGCCAAAATCGATTGATTTTACAAAGTTATCAGAGTATGAAAAAGAGGATCATACAAACGGCAACAAGGAATTAGCATGCAGTGCTGATGCTTGTGAAGTTGTAGATATAGGAGTTTCAAGATGAAAGAAATAGAAGTTACAGGTGGTCAACTCATACGAGCACGACAGAAAGCCGTAGAGATGGGCAGACTTGCTAACTCTATTACAAACGGTGGGGGCAACTTAGCTGGGTTTATTGGGGAAGTTGTTGTCGCTGACGAACTTGGGGCGAAAGAAGATAATACCTATGATTACGATCTTACGTTAAATGATACAACACGTGTTGACGTTAAGACTAAGCGTTGCAACTCTGCTCCTTTGCATACATACGATTGCAGTATAGCTGCACACGGCACAAAACAAAAATGTGATATGTACGTATTTGTACGTGTGTTAAATGATTTTTCTAGGGCTTGGATTTTAGGAAAGATAACTAAGGATGAGTATTTTAAGAAAGCCACCTTTCATAAAAAAGGTAGCATTGACCCTGACAACAAATTTCGTTTTAAAGCTGATTGTTACAACGTTAAGATAAATATGTTGGAGAGTATAGATGCCTAGTAATAAACTTGCTGAACTGTTTTCATTCAAAGCATACCTTGCTCAAAACGGTAAAGTAGATATACGCATGGAATCCGTTAATTCAGAAGAGTTTATTCGTATAATGGAACACGGCATGCCAGAATATGAGGGCACGTTCAAAGTTGCATCTCTCTTAAAATATCTCAATAAAGCTGGTAGTGAGATGATAAATAAGTCTAACGACTTCGTTTACTAGGTTTCCCACCATACATCATCATATCCATATTTTTATCCATTTTATCTTTTTGCATACCCATAGCCATTGAACTACCAAAAGTATTTGGTGATGTACTTGTGCTTCCACCATACATCATTGGTTTTCTAACGGATGAGTTTTTACTGTAAGTTTTCATTGTCCTTCTCCTCTATTTGGTTTTCTTCAGTAATTTCTTCATTTTGATTTTCGTCACTAATTTCATATGGTATTAACGTATTTCCAGCGAATGCTAACTGCCTTGCTATATATGATCGCATTTGTGTTGCAAATGTACTTGCTTGAAATGCAACTTTTTTTGGGTCAGCATTTTTTTGTAATATCTCTGTTAATAGTTCAGCCCCTTCAGGATTATTTAAAATAAAATCTAACATGTTCATATCGTTATCTCTCATTATCCTAAATCCAGCTTCAACAAGTATATACTCTTTACTTACTAGCCCCCTTGCATAGTTGAATGCACGAGAAATAATTCCTGTGTCTGTAAATCCCACTTCAGGCAAGTTGATGTTTCCACCCAAACCTTTTTCGGCTACATGTTTCATGTAAGTTGCATGTCCAACAACAGCTAAAAGTCCGTTATATTGATCGTCCGTGACTCCCAACTCTTTGAAAATGGCTTTTGTTGTAGCCATTTCTAATACTTCTAACGCAGCAACAGGGTTTTCCATAACTCTAGCTGTTTTTTGATTACCATTTATATCATTAATAAGTTTTGGTGCAGCCCCTCCAATGTCCTCATATATTTCTTGAAGAAGAACCCCTGCAAAGTATTTATCAATTTCTTGATCGGACGCTTTATTGTTTGGATTTTTTTTGTAAACTTCTTTTGTTAGTTGTAAATCATCTTTAAATAAAGAAACTCGACTTATATCAGCTTCAGAATCGTCTATGCCTTTTGGTAATGCTTTTATGTATGATTGTAACAACCCCCCTTTTGTTGGGTCATGGTTTAATATTCTATAATGTTGATCTCTTAATTCTTGAGCTTCGGTGTTTTGTTTTCCTTTAATGTCTATCTCAAGTATCTTTATATCATTATTTATGTCTGTTACATGTTTATTGTATTGTTTAACAAGATTTTTTTCAGTTTGAAAAATCAATCGTAAATCTGTCTCTGCTTTTACAAATGCATCCAAATTAACTGTAATTGGTGTACCATCTTTAGTTCGGAATGTTAAAGCTTCTTGAAGATCTTTAAATGCTTGTAAACCAGTTCCATCGTCTCTTGTAAAAAACGTTTTTGGACCTTTCACTTCTTTTCCTACAAAGTCTGTTGTTACTCGACCTACAACTTCTTTAAATTGTTGCTCAAATGACCCTAACTCTTTAAACAATTGTTGAAAAGCAATCTCCATGTTTTTAATGCCAGCCTGCCCCAATTCTGTTGAAGTATCAAGCACGTATGGAATTTCTCCATTTTCTAATTTATCTCGTATATCTTGTCTTATTGTTATTCCACTATCTAGCATTTCATCTAAATTTAAATTTCTATTTAAACGTGTTGAATCATTTGGGTCAGCGTATTGTGGTGGGAACACGTGAACACCAAATTCAGTTTCAACACTATTTCGCCAATTATTAAGAGCATCAATCGTATCATCTTCGGTGCGTTTAGTTTTACCTATAATTTTTAATAAGTTATTTCCAGAAACTTCTTTTAGTATCAGGTCTTTCTTACTACGTTTTATATCCCCTTTTTTATAATTAAAAAACTTCCCAAAAAAACTTCCCTTTTTATTTTTATTTCCTACAAAGGCAAATTGTTCAAGCCGCACAAACCCTAATTCTTTTCCCCCCGGATGTTCTAATATCATATTATTTAATCTGTTAGCCAATTGCAAATAGGCTGATCCATTTGCTGCTTTTGCCGAATCTCCTGAGTCTAATAGTTCTGTGCCCTTGTCTCGTAAATCTCTGTACATATAATCAATGTCTTTTATTGAAACTTGGAGTGTATCTAAATTTAAATATTGTCCGTCAATCTTATTATTTTTAAAATAATTATAAAAATGAATTGGGCCAACAGTTTCAAAATCTTTTATGTTATGATAGTCTCTAACCATATCATTAAAGCCTGCTTTAACATCATTAAGATCTTCTGTTGCTTTAGCCAATCTTTCAACCTGACTAAGTTCTGGATCTGTATTTCGTAAAAAAGATGCTATAAGGGCATTATTAGCACCCTCATTTGCAAATTTAACAAGGTTTTTGCCTTGAATGCTATTTGCAAATTGTGAATCAGGGGCAAAATCTCTTAACAAGTTATCCACGGCTATGCCATCAGCAAAACTAGATTTTTTTTGTAAAGAAAGCACAGCGTTGTACACTTCTGTTGCGTCAACTTTTTCAAAGTTATTAAGAGTTCCGTACAATTCCTCATTCATTTTTTGTTTATGGGTATGGGTTACTTGAAATATATCGGATGCAACTTTTCTTATGGATTCTACATTAGCTCCTTTAAAATTATGTCCAGCAATTGTTTTACTAATATTTTCCAAAAGTTCATTATTTAGTGTGGCTAAACCATTTAAATTATCTTGTTGTAACTTTATAAAATTTTCAAAAGATAATGACTGTTTTAACCCAAGCAATCCTACAACTTTTTGTGCATTAAATAAATTTTCTGCTATAGCCACTATCTCTTCTGTGCTTTTTCCTACAAGCTCTGAACTTGCAAATGTTTCCTTCAGAGCTCTTAAACTTGCAGCATCATTGAGTTTTTTCTCTTCAATACTTCTTGCTAAACCTGAGTTTACACTCCTAATGAAATTAATAACGTCAGTAAACCCTTCTCGTTCTTTTTCACTAAGATTTGGACTACGTGTTGTAAATTGTTTAGTCAATTCGTCCATTATCATGGTATGAGCTAACAATCGTTTTTCAGCCCTTTCGGTGTGTTTAATACTATTTAATAATTTTTCAGATACTTTTGTAACATCACGAAATCCAAGATGTGTTGCAATTTTTACACCAGTAGTGTGAAATGCTAAAACAGAACTAGATTCAGCAAAACTTAATTTTAAATTTTCTAAAATAAATTGTTCTGTTTCTTCATCTTTAAAACCTATGGCTTTAACCTTTTTTATACGTGAAGCTAATGCTTGTCTATTTTTTTCAGATTGAAGTTGAGTTTCAGGAGACAGCCTACTAAATATTTGTTGCAATTGCATAAATCCGTTATACTCACTAGCCGTTAACTCTCGTTTAGGTCCACCCGGTACATCAGATATTCTTATTTCAGCAATATTAGCATTTATTAATTTTGGAATTGTTATTCCTGTACGATCAAACATTCCTGTCATAGTATCAATCATTTGTTTTGTCGTATATCCAATATCACTAAAAACTTCAAATCTACCCAAAAAGTTTGCTCCGAATCTTCCTGTAGCTCCAGCAACTCCAGTAGCTGAAGTTAGGTATGCTAATGATGACATAAATCTCATGTTTTCTAATTGGGCAGGGTCTTCTGGGTCAGCGAACATATTAAATACTATCCCCTGCATGGCTGAAGGAAATGCTTCCATACCAGTTAATTTTGCAAGATATTGTTTTGGAATTATAATAAGATTAGAAGGATCAATAGGGTTTTCTCTTACTAAAGCTTTTATATAATCATTTTCAGCTTTTGTTAAATTTTTTTCAGCTATATTTATTTTTGATTTGTTGCTAAGAGTGCTTCTAGCATCTATTAATTTAATTTCTGCATCTTTTAAATCATCAATAAGTTTAGGATTAATGTTTTTTTGTTGATTAATTGTGCTAAAAAACCCTACTTCTCCTTTTTGATCAAGACGCATTTTATTAAAAAATAAATATGTTTTTTTAAAAACATTACTTGTTGTTCCTTCAAGGGCTGTGCCATGTATATACTTTATGTATTCTGTTGTGGGTAAATTAACAAGCCCTGCACGTCTTCTCTCCATATCCATTCGTATATAAAAATCTCTAGGAGTTTCATTTTTTCCTAACAGACGCAGTGGTAGTTTTAAAAGTCGTGATCCAGCAACAAATCCTGTTGTTACACCACTGTTAACTACTATAGCATTACCAATAGTCTCCAACATACTTTGATCTGCATAAGCAAAATTATAAAGTTGTGTAGCTTCTTCAGGGCTTACAACTAATTGTTTTTTTTGCTCAGGAGAAAGTTTGTCAAAAACTTCTTGACCATTATCTTCAATAAATTTTCTTTCAATATAATCATTTAATCTTTTGTAATGACTATCAACCCATCTATCGTCACTCAACCAATCCAAATGCTCACGTCTTCTATTTATTGATTCTTTTTTAAAAAAAGTAAGGGGATGAGGAAACTGTTCGTTATCGTTCATATATTTAAAAAAAGATTGTATTGCATCTTTTCCTATGCGACCAGTGGCATTAGCCATAGAATCAAGTCCATTAGCCATACCAGCAAACTCACGTCTTATTTCTGTAAAAAATTTACCAGTTACAAAGTGTTTCTGTAAAACGTCAGCAGCAAGAGGTTTTGTTTCTAAAAAATTTTTAGTAACTTCTATATCTCCTTCAGAGCCCACCGTTTTCATTGCAATCATAAAGTTTTTTAAATTTTTTCTATTTTCATAAAGTGCTTTTTTTGAGTTTGGCATAAGTGGTATTACGTTATAATCAAACTCTGATCTTAAATCACCAAATTTATCTGCAAAGGGAATAGGAAATTGAGGGATATCTAATTGAGATTGTTGTTCTGCAAGATTTACCTTTTCTATCATGCCTTTTAAAATTTTAGCATATTGCTTTTCTTTTTCTGGATCTAATTCTACGTTATTTTTTTTAGCTTGTGAATAATATCGTGCAACGCTTAAATTTTCTTTTGTTATGCCATCTGGAACATTTTCAAATTCTGTTAAAGGTTTATCGGACGATATTAATTCATTTAAATCAACAACAGGTTTTGGAGTTGTTTGTTGTTTTATATCTTCCTCAGCTTCCTCTTTTAACTGTGCTGCACCTATTGAGGTAGGAGCAACTGATGATTCTGGAGACTCTACAGCTATATCTTTTATTTCTGTAACTAGCTCATCAGCCTGTTGCTTTATAGTTTTTGTTACAGGAGTCTCTATTGCAGTGTTATCTTCTTGGTTATTTTGTGGAAGCTCTTCAGCCATTATTTTTTCTCTTCTTTTATATTTAAAGCATCATACTGTTCTTGTGTAAGGTAAAAAGGATCACCGTTTGAGTCAATTCCTTCCCATGCAAAAGAACCAACAGGATTTTCTAATTTTCTATATGTTGGTGCAGTTTGTGTAGAGGATATTTCGGAAGATGTATCTTCAGCCTGAGAACCCCCACTAAAAGGAACGTCACTAAGTGGTATTGTTTTATAACGATTGTCGTCAATTTTAACAACGTACAATCCACCGTAGTCATCAAATACTGGTCGCCCTGATCTTTTATCAAGCACTTGAAATATTGAGGTTTTGCCCTGTCCATAGTATATAGAATTTTTATTAGTAATAAATTTGTCAGTGACTTTCAACTTATCCACATTGTTTCGTAATGTAACATTTATTTTATAATTTTTTATTCGTTCAGCAGTTTTTGCTCCAGAGGTTTCATATAGATTGTAGTACGTCATTGTTGCATCTAATCGTCTTATCATCTGATTTGCATAAGCTTGAGCATCTTGTTGAGGAGTGGCTGAACTATAATCTCTAACATTTAATTTACTTAAGTTAAATCTAAGATTTTTAAATTTTAAGTAGTCATATTGAAAACGTTTTTTAACAGTTAACAGATGTCCTTGTGCTTGCTCCCTATTACTCAAAGCCCCACCCAAAGTTGCTCTTACGTTTATTGAGTAATCTTGGTTTGACAGCCTGCCGCCCTCATCATTAAACTTTGCTATTGCATAGGCTAAAAAAACTTCATTTGTTACTGAACGTGCAAGTTGTACATCAAACTTATTATCGTCATCGTAACTGTTTTTTGCAATTATTTCTGCTGCAAGATCAACTGAGTCATTAAAATCTTTATCAGATTCAAAAGCTTCTCTTCTAAACAAATACATATTATTTGCTGGGGTTGATTGAGAACCATTCATAAGAAAATCTTTTATTTGATCAAGTTGCCCTTCGCTAGACATAAACCCTCTTATACCTATTATAAGCTCTTTGACAGCACCTGTTGGAAATTTTGGATTTTCTGAAAACAAACTTAATTGGGAATCAACTAAATCCATTATATTTTTACCCATATCTGCCTTTTTATTGATCAATCCTAAAGCAGTAGATACATCGGTTATACTTTTATCTGTTACACTTGACGCTACGCTTATTAAATACTTTTCCATGCGTTCTGGAATACCGTATGAACTTTGTCCTCTTTTTAAAATAGGGGGTGCAATATTACTTAAAATTTGTAAAACAGCTATTTTATTTTCAATTTCTGCATCAGTAGTACCTTCAAATAAACTCTCTAATTGTATAAATAAATTTTTTCTTAATTCTCTAGGGAGTTCTTCAGTAGCCAACCTATTTTTTACCACACCGTTTTGAGTTCGGAACAACCCTTTTACATTTTGTGTTAGTGTTTGGGCTTTTGTAAATAGGGTTATATCGTTTTCATCAACTTGAAGATGTGCATTTAATTTATATAGTGTTTCTGGTGTTACATTTAATGTAGCAGCTAGATCTTTAAATTCGCTTTCTGTTTCTACAGGTAGGTTATTTTTAACTTCTTTTTTTAAGGTTTCACCATCCTCACTTATGATTCTAGTAACTTTAAATTTTGTTCCCCTTTCCATACTTTTAAAAAATGATGATGCAAATTTTAACATAGGGTATTCAGAATCATTGTTAAATTTATCTACGTAAGATGAAATATCTAACACTTCATTTCCGTCAATAACCCCTTCATTTCTTTCTCTATCCCTGTAAAGTTGACTTGCTCTCGTAAATTGTCTATTCATTTCATTTAAATACCTTACTTGAAGGTCGTTATCTTTAAAATTATACCCATTTTGTATTAATTTGTCTGTCATTGTAATCATGTTTGATAAAATATCTTGGTAACCATTCCCTGAATCTTTAAATAAATGTGTCTCCATTTCTCCTTTATTATTAGGAAATATATAATTATCTGGTTTTTCTTCTGGTGGGGTTTCGTCATCTTTAGGAGGAACGGCTGTTTCAAGAAAAGCTTGAAGTATATTAATTGTTTCTGGCTTGTACATATCAAGATTAGCAAAATCTGGGGTTTCTCCTTTAAATGTTACACCTTCACCATATAATTTATTCATTTCTTTTAGTGCACTTGAAGTTATACTAAAAATATCTTTTTGTTCTTGTGTCTGTTCTTCGTCTTTACCTTTTATATTTTTAAATAAGTCTGGATTATTCTCCAAATAAGCATATGCACTGTTTATGTCTGTTACACTTCCTATCTTTTCCCAATTTATATTTTCAAATATTTTTGGGTTCTCTTTGCCCAAAGTAAAAATTTGTTCTGTTAGAAATGTTAAACCTTCAGTATCGTTTTTTTCTTCAAGATCGCTATAAACGTTTGCAACATCTTCTATTGTTTTAATATTTCCTAGTAATGAAACATTTTCTGGTTTTATTTTTTCAAAAGGTATACTTGAAATTAATCCTTGAAGAAACTCTTTATTTTTATCGGCTGCCTCTTGTTCTCTTTTTTTACGATCAGCATCTGCTTTAGCAACAGCTTCTTGGTGTGCTATTTCTCCCTTTAGAGCACCCTTCATAAATCGTACAAAATTCATGCCCCCTGCCATTATTTGCTCTCCTTATTAACAAAACCTTTATCAACATCTTTAGGTAATTTTTTACCTTGTCGGAGTGATTGGTTAACTTTATTTTGAAGCACTTGAAACATAGCTGGATTATTCATTTTCATAATTTTTAACACATGTGCATCATCCAAATCATCTTCTTCAATTGCATTCTCATTTTCAAACAACCTGTATGGCACACCTTCTTCTTCAGCTAAATTGGCTAAATACAACCCTAAAGGACCTTTTATAAGCAACCCAGTATCTAAAGAAAACTTACCAGTTTCAAATCCAACATGAATAAAGCCTTCAATTAAAGATTCAATTGATACTCCTGCAAATAACAGTTTTAAAAGATTTGCTTTTGTTGTGGGATTTTCTAACGAATCAATGGCTGCTGTCATTGCTTTGTCAGGATCAGAATGCTTTGGGGGGTTGCCCCAAGGATAGTTGGTGTTTTCTTGTGTGAGGGAAATCCCCGGTGGTGCTGTAGCTAATAAATCTAACGCAGCTTTTTGGTCTGTAGTTGGTAATGCCATAATATTTTATCCAAATTTTGTAGGTGTTACTCGTATAGTAGGATTAGAAGGTCGTACTGCTTTTGGTGTGTAATTAGCACGAGAGATAATTTCTAATAATTCTCTGTTATTTGTTTTATTTATAAGGTTTCTCATAGCAGTGCTTAACCGTGGATCATTGAATGTAAGAGGTTGTCCTTGTGCCATTTGTGCTGTTGTTGATGGTGTGCTTTTAATTAGGGTTGCAGCCGAATCTAATAACTTTGCTGATTCCTCAACATTCTTATCACTTGTGCTTTGTATAGCTTCGCCCAAAGTTCTTCCTAAAAAATTTACAGTATTTTCTTTGGACTGTTTGCCCCCAAAAACTACATCAGTTGTATCCTTAAATATTTGATAAGGAACACCAAGTAGAGATTCTAAAAAACTAAATGCTTTATCCATTATGCTCTCTTACTCCAATTAATTACCCACGAACCAAGAAGTTCTACTAGATCTCCTTTTTCTTGTTCATTTAATATATCTCTATTGTATGAATTTTCTAAAGCCAAAAGACCTACGGCGTGTTTTCTATTTTCTATGTTTTCTGATTTAGTAAAATTAAAAGAAGCGTTATCTCTGTAGTATTGCCATAAAGAGTTCAAAGCACTTTGCATAGCATTATATTGATTTTGCACATTTATTCTATTGCTTTCATTTTGAACAGCCGTGTTAGCTGTGTTAACTTCTCTTCGCCATACAACGTTTGATTGATCAATAGCAAATTTCATATTTGCATCAAACTTATCACGTGAATCAACCATCTGTCTACTAAACTGATTTAAAGCATTACCCTCTGATATTTCAAACTGCTCAATAGCCGCTACTCTGTTAGCGTTAGCTGATTCAATTTGTGATGCTAATTCATCATAAAACATATCTACTTGAGCTTCGGTTTTTGCATTAATAGATTTTCTTGTGTTTTCTTGTGCTGCATCCGTAAATGCTCCTTGAACAAGGGATTGATAATTTAACAACTTTGCTTTTTGTTCATTATCCATGTTTTTAGTATCAATCGCAAGAAAATTTCGTGCATTGTGTACAGCCCCTGTTAAGCGAGCATTCAAATTAGCTGTGTCCATTGATGCAATTGTTGCCGCATTTTTTAACGCTGTTGCTTGTTTGTTTGATAAGTTTTGCAACTGAATACGTTGATATGCTTGTGCATCAGCACTTGCAATCGGTATACCTGATTCCATTACAGCCTGTATCATGGCTGACGCTGCCATAGATGATGCCCCCATACCTCGTTGGTTCATTATCGCTGTAACTTTTCTTACAGCAGGGGAAGCCCATGCAGGTAGTGGCTTACCGTCTTCAAGACTTTCCATCAATTCACCTAATTGATATCGTACTGTTCCTCTAGGATCTAAATTTTCTGTTTGGGCTTGAGCTAAAGCTCCCTCTGATAGTTGTCCTTGTATATCCCCTATAGCGTAAGAAGGTTGTTCTTTTGTAACAAAATCTGCTCCCCCTAAATTTTCTACATCTTCAAGTACAGACTCAATGCTTGCAATTTGACCTAAATTTTGATCTTGTACGGAAGGAGTAACTTTTAAATTTTGTTGGTTAACAGTTCCAGTTGTAAGATCTTGCCCCATAGTTCCCAACGTTTGTTGGGTTGGCATTGTTGTTTCTTGAGTATCCCCTTGAATTAAAGTCGGTGTTGTTTGCACAGATTCAACATCACCTGTTATGACTTTAGATAACTCCCCTCTAGGATTTATGTAAGACGGTACTGTTGATTCATCTTTTTCTTGTTCTTCAGCCATTATCTACTCATTATTATTTTATCTAGTTTATCTTCAAGACGTTGCAAATGTTCTATAACATTATGCATTTCTTCTTTTACGTCATCTCTTTTGGCATACTCTTCACGTGTCTTATTTAATAGTATATCCAGCCGTTTGATTTCTGTCAAGACACTACGAAAGACCCATATAACAGGGGCTATTACAAGAGTAAGTATTCCATTCCAAAATAGTATAGGACTAATTTCCATTAACTAACCTCATCTGGAAAGTCATATATCGGTGCTTTACCACCTGAAGGCACATCAAACAATGCTATAAATTTAGCAAGAGTATCACAAGCATCTATCTTATCTTCTATTGTTTTAGTAGCCGTTCTAACACTGGCTCGGTAGGTAGAAATATCGCTTGGTATAGCTGTACTTGATTCAGCTTTGCGAGTTACATACCAATCTGTTTTTTCTAAAAGAGCATGGGCATATTTTTTGGTACTGTCTTTCCAACTATTTTTAAGTCCTTTTGTTACACCTTGTTTGCCTGTTAAAGGGTCATTTTTTGGATTACCACTTTCATCAACCCATAGAGTATCGGCTAAACTTTTTTCTATTAAAGTGCCATCTGCTTGTCTGCCAGAATAAAAACGATTATCAAATACTGCATCTTGTGGTGATGGGTTAGACCATGCAAGACCAACAGCTTTCTTTTGGTCATCCGACCATACAGACCAATTACTTGGGTGTCTTATTTTACTAGCATCAACCCAACTGCTACCTGCTTTAATTACTGTATTGCCTAATTTCCACGGCATTATTTTCTCCTATCTTGCGTTTGCGTATTTAAATGGTTGATCAGCTACAGCATAAAATGCATAGGTGTTTGCATTGTTAAATCCATAGTTTGCAGAGCCATCTCTAATTTTAAAACCATTCGATAAAAAATCTATTTTATAGTTTGCATTTGTAGCATTGTCATTAGTAGCATTAAAAAATAATCTATCATCCATAACATTGGTTGAACTTCTTGTTGTGTCATAAACAATCCAAGATGCACCACCAGATTCAGTTGCATCTATATTTTTCACCCAAAGGAATCTGGGTTTAAAACCACAAAAAACATAAGTGCCGTCATCACTTGCATTTCCTTCGTAAGTTCCTATTTTTTGATAATTTTCTACATTTTTCCAACAATACATTATATATTTCGTTGAATTTTTATTTACCTCATCATGGTCAGATATTTCTACAGTTGTCGTTGTTGGTGTAAAATAAAATACATTGCCACTATCCGTGCTTTTTGCATCACTTGTAAAATAGTAATAATCATTTCCTGATATTTGGGGAAATGCTATAACCCATTGTGTACTTCCATTATCTCTATCTTTTATTACAACCCAATCAGGTTTTGCACCTAAACCATGTGGAACACCTTGTTGGTCAGTTTTATTCCCAGTATAGGCAACAATACTAAACCCAGCGTCTTGACTAAATGTATAGCCAGAAGGTGTTATATCTTGTCCTGTTGTGTCTATGCCTGAAGTCGTGCCACCTTTCCATAGCCAAGCAATATATCCTCTACTACTTGCATTAACTCCAGCATAATTACCTACTGAAAATCCAGTAGATGTTATACTAGATACTGAACCACTATCTGTTGTTTCTTGGTCTGTTGATGATGATTCTAATGTTTTTGTATCACCTCTAACACTATCAATTATTTTATGGTCAACACCATCAGAACCCCCTGAAGTTGTTTTTGTCCAAACTAAATCAGATGCAAAATTTGCAGATGTAATATTTTGGGATGACCCATTTCCAGTCCAAGTTACAATATCAAAAAAATCATCAGCTTGTTCAATAGAATTAGGTCCTATAGTTGGTTCTGGCAGATTGCTACTACATAAAGCTAAATATCCTGACGGAGGAGCATAAACAAAATCACCTATACCATTTCCATCTGCATTATTCCCTGCTGATATTGTTCCTTTAAAAGTTGAATCTTGACCAAAATTTAACTGACCTATTGAACTTGTTTCATATACACTAACCACAATAAAATAACCATCTTTATCTGTTATACTTACTGCTCCAGTTCCAGTTGAACCAGAAGTTGGGTCACCTGAATTTTGCCATGTATTATCTTCAGCAAAGTATAGTTTATTATTGTCTAAATCAACAGCTACACCAATAGTATTACTTGTGCCATAAGCAGAACCTGTATAAACAGCAGAAGCATTATTATTAACAGTTCCATCACTTGATTGATAGCCATAACCAGTAGTAGTTTTTCCTAAATATTGAGTAGCACTTGTAGCAGTTGCATCTGATTCATCTGATGCTATTCCTACAATTTGATATGACCCACCGATAGGTCTAAATTCAAAATACCATTTACCAGATGTCATCTTAAAATTAGAAATACCACTTCGCCAATTTGAATCCCAAGTTGATTGTATTCTTAAATTACCCTGAGAATATGTTGGTGTATTAGCTATAACTGGTGCTATTGAATTTAAAGTGCAAAAATTATTAGTTGGACTATCTGGCACTTGGTCTGATGCTACCAAATTACTTGCTGTTCTATCATTCCCCTCACCACTTGTGTCATCACCCAAACTAGAACTATCTTGAAATTTTAAACGACATCCGTGTGTTCCATAAGATAATCCACTTATTTCTTTTGGTATCCACACCCCCTCTTTGGTTTGACCAAAATTATCAGCATCATAATTTGTGCCATCAATATAATTTAATTCAGCCATATAACCTGAAAAAAACCGAAGATAAGAACCACCATTGCCCATAGCACCAAAGATTATTGGCACTCCATCCTCATTCATATTAACATTGCTAGATACATAATCTTCTGTGGGGTAGTGGTCGCCATGTGGTCCATTATAAGAAGCAACTAAAGTTTGTCTTTCACCATTAACATAAATTCTAATTCTATCTGTTTTAGTAGATTGTGTAGTATCATAATTTAAAACTATGTGATACCAAGATGATACATCTCTAAACTCTCTATCTACATAAACAGCACCACTTTCACTTCCACTAGCACCACCATCACCCCAATAATAGTATAATTTATCATCAGTATTAAAGTATAAGTGGTGAACAGGTGCATAAGGGTGTTTATCACAATTAAGTAGACCCATTGAATTACTAGAATCAAAAGTAGTTCTTTTAACCCAAACAGAAAAAGTAAAAGTTTTTTTATTGCCATCTCCACTAGGAGTGTAAATAAACTTTGTATCATCAGCATCACCAGTTAATCTTACCGAATTTGATATTTGTTCAGGATAAAACCCTGTTGATGGATTAGCAAACCAAAATGAATTAGAACCTGTCATATTATCCTATGCTTCTGCAAATGCTTTTTGTGCAGCACCTAAGTGAATTTTGCCATCAGCCTGTACAAAGTACGGCACAATATCTATGGCATTAGCACCTGTAGATAGTGTTATAGATGTACCCCCTGCAACAAAATATCTATCGTCTGCGTGAGATAATGTTCTGCTACCAGTTCCATCTTGAATAAATACAAAGATACCTGATTGTCCTGCTACTTCATCTCCGGGGTCTTGCAATACAATGTTGCCTGTAAGCGTTAAAATAAAATTAGTATACTGTGAAAAGTCAGGTGTTATGTTTCCTGTTTGTGACCCTGCTGTCTGTGTGTTTGGAACATTACCTGCACTAAATGTTATAGCCGTTCCAGTTCCTGCATCAGATGCAATGCTATCTAAAGCAATACTACCAACATTTGTAATATTATTATCACCAAAAGATGTTGCACCTAATGTTACAGAACCTGTTGTTGATAAAGCACTTGAACCAATATCAATGCTACCAAACCCTGATGTAATTGACCCACTATCCAAAGCACCTACAGTTAGTATATTTGAATCACCTGCGGCAGGTGCAGCACTAATATCAGAAAGAACTTCTGAAGCACTACGACCTTCAATAGATGTACCGTCAACTCTTAGAAAATCATTATCAGCAACTCCAGTTGTAAACTTGGCAACATTCGTATTGGATATTCCAGTATCTAATACGGCTGCCGTACCTAATCCTATATCACTTCTAACTTCAGAAGTGCTTCTACTTTCTAATCCGTTAGCTGTAAATCTAGCAAACTCGTCATCAGCTACAGAACTGCTGTCTATTTTAACGGCATTGGTATTACTGATTCCAAATGTTAATGATGCTTGTCCACCAATATCACTTAATACTTCACTTGCAGAACGACCTTCTATTGAAGTTCCGTCAATACGTAAAAAATCATTATCTACTGCACCACTTGTAAAAGTAGCCACATTTCCACTTGATATACCACTAGATGGAATGTCAGAGGTAAGAGCAACTGTACCTGCAGAATTTGGTAAAGTAACAGTTACATCAGCAGTAGATGCAGGACCAATAAGAGTTACGGCATTTGTTCCATTATCAGTATCTTCTTTAAACAGTATTGAACCTGCTGCAGATGATGACCCTGTAAGAATAGGTGCTGTTAAACTTTTGTTTGTAAGTGTAGCAGTTGATGCTGTTGAAACTAAATCAACGTCACCACCTGTACTTGGTAGTGTTAAAGTATTTGATGCACTTTCTGAGTGTGGTGCAGCTTGAAGTGCCTGTGCATGAGCATTGCCTGACTCACAATAAAAATTAATTTTAGACCTTGAACCTGAGTTCTTTAAATCAATAGTACCTGATTCAATACCCACATTACCATCTAGTAAAACTTGACCTGAACCTTTTGGTGTTAGTTTTAAACTAATGTTTGTATCACCACCTGTTGCAGATATTTCAGGTGAATTACCTGTTGCAGCATTTGTTACATCAATCTGATTGACAGCAGATGCTGTAGTTTGAAATATAATCTGTTCATTACCATTTTCGTCTGCAATAAAATGTGCATCATCAATAAGTATATTATGTGAGTTAGTATCTAGATTACCACCTAACTGTGGTGAAGTATCAGCAACAACATCTGTGATACCACCAAGAGCAGATGATATAGATGCTAGTGTAGTTTTTCTTAAAGCACTTGCACTTGCATCGTGTATTAGTATTACGTCATTAGATGTATCAAGAGATGTTTCAGCAGTTTGTCCTGTAATAACATTTGCATTTACCATTGCAGTTTCTACTGCACCATTTGCTATTGTTACAGCACCATTTGATGCTATAGTTACATCACCTGATACTGCTACAGGATTAAAATTAGTTCCATCTGCAACCATAATATGACCACTGGTGTTTGTACCCATAGTTAGGTCATCACCTGATACAGTTAAGTCACCTGATACAGTTAAATTTCCTGCAACTGTAGCATTAGCACCACTAAATGTTAATGCTGTTGTTGTTCCTGATTTAATTATTAAGTTACCAGATGTATTAGTTGCACTACCAAATGTTGTGCCATCATCTTTAAAAAATATGTCACCACCATCTGCATCAAGACTAATATCTCCTGCAACATCTACTGTCAAATCTCCAGAAGATAAATCTATCTCTGTGCCATCTATTGTAATATTATCAATAGATACTCCTGCATCAGCAGTTATGGCTGAACTAAAGGTATCTAACGCACCTTCAAAGTATGTTTCAAAATCAGTTAATGCAACTTGTTTCATCGTGCCAGCATCATTTACCACTACCCTATCAGCATCAGCTAACGTAGTTGAAGTAGCAGATGTGTCACCATCCATTATATTTAACTCAGTGGTTGTAACTGTAGCACCATCAAGTATTTCTAATTCTGCTTCTGATATACCTGCACTACCTATTGTAAGTGTTCCTGATATATCAACGTTACCATTTATATCAACAGTTGTGGCCGCAATCTGTATTTCTGTATCTGCAACTAAATCTAATTGTCCATCTGTAGATGAATTAATGTATATTGCAGTGTCTCTGAATTGTAACTTTTCTGTTGAAGCAACTAAGATGTCATCACTAAACTCAAAGTAGTCTTCATCTTCCATCCATTTAAGAACACCATCATTACTTTCACCATCAAAGGTTACAGTAATATCTGTTCCTGCTGTGCCATCACCAAGCGTAAGTGATGTTCCAAGCATTTTAGTTATAGGACCACCTTCAGCAGTAGTGCCATCATGTGTATGTCCTGTACTTGCGGCAAAGGCGGCTAATAACTGGTTAAACTCGTCATTAGTATCGGATGCCTGTATAACGTCACCGTCAGTATACGTGGACTGTCTTGTATACGTTGCTCCCATTTATCTTCTTGCTCCTACTTGATATTCTAATCCAAAACCTTTTAATGAATATGGTGCTGTTGTGCCACCATCGTTTACTCTTAATGCAACTGCAAACCCTGAACCTTCAACTGGTTGACGAACAAGGGGTTGTGATGTTCCACCATATGTACCTGTGCCATATGTTGATGTTCCATAAACTGCAACAACTTTTGATGAGTCAAAAGGATATGCTGCAGGTCTAGGTGCATCACCACTCTCATAATCATATCTTAAAAATAAATCTGCATC